GTGCCCGTCCCTCTGCCCGGCGACAGCGCCACCGCCCACACGACCCCCAGCGGCGCGAGCCGCATGACCCAGACCCCGAGGAACTCCACCATGCCCAAAGACCTCATCGCCATCCTCGCGGCCCTCGGTGCCACCGACGCCGCGCAGGGCCTTCAGATCGCCACCGAACGCGCCGCCTTCCGCACGAAGGTGCTCTCTGCCACCAAGGCCGAGAGCGACGACGCCGCACTCGGCACCCTGCACGCCTGGCAGCGCGACGCCAGCGCCGCCGCCGATCTGCGCGCGCAGGTGGAAGCCGACCGCAAGGCCCGCGCCGCCGAAGAGCGCAAGGGTCTGCTCGCCGCCGCGGTTGCCTCGATGCGCCTCACGCCTGCCGAAGCCGCGAGCGACGGCGACGAGGGCGCGTGGGTGACCTCGATGTCGAACACCGCCCTCGCGGCCTTCGCCGCGCGATCCGCCCCGGCGCTCGGCACTCCCCCGAAGCAGCCCGCCAAGGCCGCGCCCTCGGCCGGATCGCTCACCGAAGAGCAGGCCGCGATCGCCGCGGGTCTCGGCATCGACCCGGCCGAGTACGCCAAGGCCCTCGCCGCGCAGGGCTGAACCCTCACCGACCGCTGACACCACCTCCCACGGAGATCCCAAGCCATGACTGCTGCCACCGAAAACCGCAACACCGACGAGAAGGGCGACAGCCCGATCGCACGCACGCTCCCCCCGATGCCCGTCGCCGCCGCGACGGTGATCTACCTGGGCACCCTGGTCGCGCTCAACCAGAGCGGGTACCTCGTGCCTGCGAGCGCGGACCCCACCCTGCGCGTGCTCGGCCGCGCCGAAGAGTACGTCAACAACAGCGCCGGGAGCGCGGGCGCCAAGACCTGCCGCGTCAAGCGCGGGATCTTCGGCTTCACCAACAGCTCTTCGACGCTCGCCGTCACGGACGCGCACATCGGCCGGACCTGCTACGCGATCGACGACAGCACCGTCGCCATCCGCAACGCCATCGGCGCCAACCCCGTCGCGGGTCGTGTGTACGACGTCGATGCGGACGGCCAGGTGTTCGTGGAGGTTGGCGCCGGAGACGATCTCCCCGCCGGCGCCGTGGACCTCTTCCTCGTCGCGGGCGCGGATCTCTCCAGCACGGGCCAGAACCGCTTCGTCGCCCTCGACTCCAGCGGCAACGTGGTGCTCGCCGCGACCGCGGGCATGGTCGCCATCGGCGCGCTGGTGAACGCCCCTGCGTCGGGCGCCGTCGCCATCGTGCGCGTGTTCGGGCCGATGCGAATGCTCGCCGAAGCCGCCATCGCCGAAGGCGTTCTCGTTGCCGTCGCGGTGACCACGGGCCGCTACAAGACCGCGGTCAACGCCACCTGCGACGCCTCGGGCGCCAGCGCCACGGCTGCCATCACCGCGAGCTACGTGATGGGCCAGACGATGGAGGAGTCCACGGGCGCCGGAGACCTCGCGCTCGTCTTCATCAACCCCTCGGGCATCCGTCCCGGCACGCTGGCGTGATCGAGCCCCACCCTCAACGCTGACGAAGGAACACGACCATGCAGATCACTCCCCAGAGCCTCCGCGACCTGCGGACGGCCATCAACATGCTCTTCGCCGGAGCCCGCACCAAGGCGGCGCCGGTCTACACCGACCTCGCCACGCGCACGTCGAGCACCACCCGCTCGACCAACTTCCCGCAGCACGCGTCCACCCGTCGCCTGCGTCGCTGGGAAGGCGAGCGCAAGGTGGTCAACGGCAAGGCGTACGACTACCAGGTCACCGCCGAGAAGTTCGAGCTCACGATGGGCATCCCCGTCGAAGAGCTCGAAGACGACAACTTCGGCGCGTACAACGCGCTGGTGATGGACATGGGCGAGCAGGCCGCGCTCTGGCCCGATGACCTCATCTTCGAGCTCCTGCTTCGAGGCGAGGACAGCGCCTATCCGGCCTTCGACGGCAAGGCGTTCTTCGCCAACGACCACGCCCTGAAGGCGGGCTCGACCATCGACAACCTGTTCGACTCGACCGCGCTCACCAAGGCCAACGCGGCGGCGGTGATCGCCGAGATGGCGAGCTGGGTGGGCGAGGACGGCCGATCGCTGCGCGTGCGCCCCACCATCCTCGCGGTCCCTCCGGCCCTCGAAGACACCGGGCTCGGCATCGTCGGCGCGAACCTCATCGCGCAGGTGTTCGGCTCGAACACCGCCGCGGCGGGCATCGAGAACACGATGCGCGGTCGCCTCCAGCTCAAGGTGTACCCCGAGCTCGCCGCATCCGCGGGCGGGTCCGACACCGACTGGTACATCCTCGCCACGGGCGGGAGCGTCAAGCCGATGGTGTTCGTCGAGCGCGCCGCGCCGAAGATCGTCTTCAAGAACTCCGAGAGCGACGACAACGTGTTCTGGGACGACGAGGTCGTGTTCGGTTGCCGCGCCCGCGGTGTCGCTGGGTGGGGTCCGTTCCACCTCGCGGCCAAGTGCAAGGCCTGATCTGAACTGACCGATGGCATACGCCACCCGCACAGACCTGACGCGCCTCGGCATCCGTGCTGGGGCGCTCTCGGGCGTCTCCACCGACGACCAGGACGCAGCTCTCGAAGCCGCGTCCGACCTCGCCGACAGCTACCTGCGCTCGCGGTACGTCCTGCCTCTCACGGGGTACGGAGACGACCTGAAGCGCGCGGTCTGTGCGATCGCAGCCTGGGACCTGCTCTCAACCCGCGGATACTCCCCGCAGGGCTCGGACGAGGCCATCCAGACCCGACAGGAACAGGCCATCGCCTGGCTCAAAGACGTGAGCGCCGGTCGCGCGGCGGTGAGCGGCGGGAACACCACGCCCGCCCCGTCCCGTAGCGCCCGCGCGAGCTCGGCCGCGAGAGTTGCATCGAGCGACAAGCGGGGCTGGTAGTGGGCGCGCCCGTCACCACCAGCGGCACGGACCTGCGGGACTTCGTCCGCCACATCGACGCCTTCGCCAGCGGCCGCGCGGTGCAGAAGGCCGTCGGCGCGGCCGCTCGGGAGCTCAACGCGATCCACGCCGAGGCGTTCGATGGACAGCGCTCGCCCGAAGGAACGGCATGGCTCCCGCTCAAGCGCCCTCGGGTGGGCGGGAGGATTCTCGACAAGAGCAGCCGGCTCCGTCGGGCCGCGACGCACGGCCAGCTCTCCGGGCTGTCCGTCACCTTCGGGCTCCCCGTCTATGGCCCCGTGCACCAGCGCGGCAGCAAGCGCATCCCTGCGCGACCGTTCCTGACGGAGTTTCCGTTCGGTGTCGAAGTGAGCGGGCGCATCGAGCGCGCCATCGTGGAGGTGCTCAATGGGGCTCGCTGACATCGCCGCCGAGGTGATGCCGCGGGTCGTTGCGGAGTATTCGTCACTCGTGTGGGAGGTCTCGACGCGAGCGCTCCCTCGCAACGACTCGCCGCCAAGGGTGACCTGGGTTCCGACCTCGGACACCTTCGGTCCGCCGCGCAAGGTCGGCGCGAACGGGACGGTGCGTCACCTGTTCACCTGCAACGCCTCAGTGCGCATCCACGTCTGGGGCGAGTCCGTCTCCCAGGTCGAAGCGCTGCGCGAGGCCATCCTTGCGTCGCTTCACCTCTCGGCGGCGGGCTCCATGTCGATCGGATCGGGCATGTGGGATGCCGAGCAGGGGCAAACCAACCTCGGCGAGTCCTACGTGTTCACGGTGACCTTCCAGGTTCCGCAGCGCGAGGCCGCGGCCTCAACGGTGAGGCTCACCGCAGCCACCCCAGACAACACAACCACCACGGCCGGCGACGGCTCTCTCGATCACGGCGAGCAGTAGCCCGCCACCAGAGGACACATGGGAATTGGAAACGTTTCGGTCTCCGTGGGCGACGGTGCCCTCGGTCAGACCTCTGTGCTCGACCTCCCGCCCGCGGTGGTCGGCTGCTGCTCTTCGGGCTCCGCGGCCACGCCCGCGCTGGTTGCGAGCGGCGATGATCTGGTGAGCGCGTTCGGCCAGGGCCCGCTCGTCGAGCTCGCCGCGCTCCTGCTCGCCAAGGCGGGCGGTCCGATCGTGGTGTGCAAGGCCGCCACTGCCACCGCAGGCTTCGCGGGCGGCGTGTGTCAGAAGGGGGCGGGATCGCCTGCGGCGGGGACGCTGACCGCCACGGGAACGAACACGTCCACCGCCATCCCCGCGCTGACGGGTACCGCCGACAAGCCCTACGCGATCAAGGTGGTGGTCACCAAGGCCGGATCGAACCTCGCGGCCACGCCCGAGTTCAAGCTCTCGCTCGACGGCGGGGTGACCTTCCTGCCCGCGGGATCGATCACCGCCAGCGCCACCCCGCAGGCCATCGGCTCGACGGGCCTGCTCATCGGCTGGACCGACGGGACCTTCGTGCTCGCCGACGACTGGACGGCCTACAAGGCCGGATGCGCGACCACGGGAGCCATCACCGGCACCTCGGAGCCCACGGTCAGCGGGGCGGCACGGGACAGCTACCACGTCCGCATCCAGGTCGTTCGCGCAGGCGCTTCCCTCGGGGCGCTCTCCGCGGGGGTCAAGGTCTCGATCGACGACGGGCGCACGTGGGGCCCCGAGCTGGCCGTGCCCGTCTCGGGCGCGCTCACGATCGGCAACACCGGCCTGACCGTCACCTTCGGCGCGGGGACCTTCGTGGTGGGCGACGAGTTCCGCTTCGCCTGCTCGCCGCCCGCGTTCGACAACACCGGACTCACCGCGGCCCTGACGGCGCTCGAGACCACGTCGTTCGATCACGAGTATGTGCACGTGGTCGGCGCTGTGGACGACACCGGCGCTGGCGCCGTGAAGACCTCCATCGAAGGCCTCGTGTCCGAGGGCCTGTACCGGTGGTTCCTCGTGGAAGCGCGCGACCAGGTCACCGGCGAGACCCTCTCCACCTGGCTCGGGGCCGTCACCGGCTCGACGCCTGGGTTCGCGGCGTTCACATCGAAGCGCGGCGCGGTCGGCGGGGGGTACTCCCTGGTGACCTCGGCGGGCATCGGCGGAGAGCACCGTCGCCCGGTGTCGTGGCCCATCAGCGCGCGCCTCGCGAAGCTCTCCAAGGTCACCGACAACGTCGGTCTCGCGGAGCATCCCGGCCGCGTGCGCCGCGGCGCGATGGAGGCGGTGGTCGCTGGCGGCCTCGCCCACGACGTGCGCCTCTACCCCACGCTGGACACCCGGCGCTTTCTCGGGCTGCAGAGCATCCAGGGCCGAACGGGCTACTATGCCACCGCGCGCACCGCGGCGCCCGACGGCTCCGACTTCACCACGGTGATGAACGTCCGGGTGATGTGCCTCGCCTCCCGCGCGGCGCAGACGCTCCTGACGGAGTTCGTCAACGACAACGTGAGGACGGCCGCCGGCGGCGTGATCGACTCGCGCGACGCCGACGCGATCGACGGGTACCTGACGGCGAAGCTCTCGGCCGCGCTGCTCGGGCCGGGCTACGTCTCGGCGGTGAGCGCCGCGGTCAACCGCACCGACGACATCGCCACCACCAGCACCCTGCGCGTGAAGATCCGCGTGCAACCGCTCGGCTACGCCACCACCATCGAGGTCGACGTCGCGTTCGCCCTCAACCTCACGGGGAACTGACGATCATGGGATACCTCAACATCAACGGCCGGGAGTACTCTTGGGCCTCCATCGAGATCCGCACGGACGGCGAAGCGCCCATCGTCGGGTGCGTCGCGATCAAGTACGCGGACGGCGTCGAAGAGGGGATGGTCTACGGCGCGAGCCGACAGCCCATCGGCCGCACGCGGGGCAAGTACAAGCCCGAGGACAGCTCCGTCACGCTGCTGGAGAGCGCCTTCCGCCAGGTGTCCTCGGTGCCCGGGTGGATGGACCGCATCCGCACCATCACCGTGCAGTACTCCGAGCCCGGGATGCCCACGCACACCGACGTGATCGAGGGTGCGCGGTTCCTCGGCGCGGAGGGCGGCGGCGAAGAGGGGACCGACGCGCTCAAGCGTGAGGTGAAGATGAGCTTCCTCAAGCTCAAGCGGAACGGCGTCTACGCCATCGCGGAGATGCGATGATCGACGACAAGGCCCTCGCGGACCTCCGCGAGAAGCACGGGGCCGTTCGTGCGATCGACCTCTCGGACGGGCGCACGTTCGTGTTCAAGAAGGCCCGCGCGGCCGACTTCCGCTCGCACAAGGCGGCGATGATGCAGATCATCACCAATCCGCCCGCGGCGGCGCTGGCCAACGAGCTCGCGGCGCGGTCGCTCTGTGTCTACCCCTCGGCCGAGGAGTTCGACCAGCTGCGCGACAGCGACCCGCAGGTGGCCGACGAGATCGGCGCCATGCTCATCGGAGAGGTGGGCACGGGCCTCGCGGTCATCCAGGGGAAACAGTAGCCCTGCTCGGGATGGCGCGGAGAGACCTCTCCGTGGCCGATGACTGCCTTCTGGCGCTGGCGGGGCTCGACCCCGAGACGGCGGCGCCAGAAGCCCGAGCGGGCGCGCGCCTCGTCACCGAATTCCTCGCGACCTTCCAGGCTGTAGTGAAGGGCCTTTCGAAGAAGACCTGATGGCCAACGAGACCACATGGACCCTGCGCGTCGTCGACGAGACGACGGTACCCGCGCGCGCGGCGAAGCAAGCCGTGGCGGGCGTCACGCAGGGGGTCACCGAGCTCGACAAGGCCACCCGCGCGATGCAGCGCGGCGCCGGCGCGAGCCTGCGTGGTCTCAGCGGCGGCTTCAACGGGGCGGGGCGGGGCGCGGCAGAGGCCGCCCGCGCGGCTTCGTCGGGGTGGCAGCGCACCTTCCGCGACCTGCAGGAGGGCGCGAACGTCTTCCGGCAGATCGGCGGCTTCGCGATGAGCGTGGCCGGCACCATCGGCAGCATCGGGAGCGCCGTCGGCAGCCTCGTGTACCAGCTCGGACGATCCGTGCTGGAGATGATCCGCTTTCGGGAGGCCAGCATCACCACGCTCGGCGTGCTCGGTGGCGGCCAGGGCGAGGGCATCGGTCGCATCGGGAGCGCCGCCTACCAGCAGGCCACGGCCATCGCCCGCACCACGCCCACCGACCAGCGCACGGCGGTGGAGCTTCAGCAGCAGACCTTCACGGGCGGCTTCCAGGGCGCAGCACAGCAGCGGGCGCTCGCCGCCGCGCTCGACGCAGGGGCGCTCAACGCCAACGACTCGACGGCTTCGAGGCGCTTCCTCATCGGCCTCTCGCAGATGCGCGGGAGCGCGCGCCTCTCGGAGCAGGACCTGCGGCAGACCTCCGAGGCGGCGGGGATCGACCGATCCCAGGCGATGCGGCGCGCCGCCGAGGCCGCGGGCATCCGCCAGAACACCGGCGAGTCCGACCTCGCGTATCAGCGACGGATCGACGCCGCCCGCAGGCAGGGGCGCATCACCGGCGCTCACGGCGTGCAGGGGGTGGAGGCCCAGATCCAGGCCACGACGCACCGCCAGCTCGGCGGATTTGCGCGCGACCAGGGCTCGACGCTTTCGGGCTCCATCTCCAACGTGCAGAGCGCGGTCTTCGAGCTCGTCACGTCGATCAACGGGCTTGAGCGCCTCCCCGGCGTGGTGCGGTTCAAGAACCTGCTCAACCAGGTGGCCGAGACCCTCAACGGCTCGAACAAGGCCGGGCAGACGCTTCAGAAGACCGTGCGCGAGGTCATCAACGGCGCGTTCGGGGCGCTCGGATCGATCGACCCGGCCGCCATCGTGGCAGGCCTGCAGCGCTTCGTGGGCTTCGTCCAGACGGCCGTGCCCTACGTGCTCGCCTTCGGGCGTGGACTGATGACGGGCGTTCGGCCGGCGTTCACCGCGCTGGCGGCCGCCGTGCCGATCGTCGCTGGTTTCTTCGCCTCGCTTGGCGGGGGCGGCGGCGCGGGCTTCACCGCGTTTTTGGAGCTTGCGGGGCGCGGCCTCGGGATGATGGTCGCGATGGTCGCGGGGCTCACCGTGGCTCTCGTGGGCGGTTCCGCGGCGCTCTTCGGGATGATGACAGCCCTCGCGGGCTTCATCGCGGCGACCTTCGGCGCGCTCGGAACCGCGGCCTCCCAGCTCTTCACCTCGATGTACGGGCTCGCCTCGTCGCTGGTGGACGGCTTCGTCACCGGGCTGCGCGAGCAGTGGGGCCGCCTGACGGGTGAACTCACCACGCTGGCGCAGGCCCTCCCCGGACCTGTGCGCCGCGCGCTCGGGATCGCTTCGCCCTCGCGGGTGTTCGCGGAGATCGGTCGTCACGTCGCCGGGGGGATGGCCCTCGGGATCGACTCTGGCGCGGGGCAGGTGCAGGCCGCGATGGGTGCGCTCGCTTCGCCGCCGGCCGTGCGTGTGAGCACGCCGCGCACGGGTCCGCTGGTGGGCTCGGTGACGGTGCAGGTCACCACGGGTGGCGGCAACGGCGAGGAGATCGGCGAGAGCGTTCGGTCCGCGCTCTTCGAGCTCTTCACCGACCTGATGGACCAGGCCGCGCTCGCAGGTGGATCGTGACAACGCCCCTGCCGTTCTCGCAGGAGTGGCTCTCGATCGTCGTGGGCGGCGTCGAGTTCGACGGCGGCGCGAAGATCACCGGGACGCTGCTCAAGAAGAAGCTCGACCGGCGGCGCGCCCCAGGCGCGGACGGCGCGCGGATCATCGACCGGGGCTTTGACCTGGCCGAAGGGACGCTGACCCTTCGCGGCTGGACCGAGGCTCACATGGCCGCGCTCGACCGCATCCAGGCGCTCGCGTTCCCGCGGGGCTCCACCGTGGAGCGGCGCAACGCGCTCGACGTGAGCTACCCGACGCTCGCGCGAGTCGGCATCACGCAGCTCTACTTCGTCGAGTCCGACGCGATCGAGACCGAAGACGACGGGGCCTTCTCGCAGTCGTTCAAGATCGTGGAGTACCGCCCCCCTCCCGCGTCGCAGCCGAGCACCACCCGCGCGCCCGCACCCGCCAACAACGAAGGCGGCGGGACGGCGCTCGACGACGTGTTCCACGCGAATCCGATCCCCAACCCCGCCACCGCGAACACCGGCCCCTGATGGCTGAGATCACGATCAACGGTCGCCGCGCGAGCCGTCTCCGGGTGCTTCTGCCGCTCGCAGGGGCGTGGGTGGCTGATGCCGTGGTGGACGACGGCACGAGCCTCGAAGGGGCCGTCACCGTCGCGCTCGATGGGCTCACCCTTGCGGGAGCGGTCGTTCGGGGCGGCGTCGGCGCAGAGGTCTGGACAGGTCGAATCGTGGGCGGCGCGGGCGGCCTGCGCAGGGCGCTCCCTGCGACCTCGCACCGCAACGTCACCCTGCGCGCCGTGCTGGACGAAGCCCTGCGCGCGTCGGGCGAGTCCGCGGCGGACGACATCGGGGACCTCTCGCACGCGGTGACCCTCTACCAGCGCCGCGAAGCGCCCGCCCTCTTCACCGTGGCCGACGTGGCGCGCGCGGCGGGGTACGCGTGGCGGGTGCGCCCCGACGGGCGCGTGTGGATGGGCGCCGAACGCTGGCCCGCGTTTGCCCCGACGGACGTCGAGCTGGTGGGATGGAACGACCGCACCGGGGCGCTGAGCTTCAGCGGATCCACCCTCGGGATCCTGCCGGGTCAGACGCTCACCGCCGGCGGCCGCACCGTGCGCATCCTCGGGGTGGAGCACCAGGCCGACGCCGAGCGCATCCGAACCACGCTCGCAACGGAGCCAGCATGAACATCCTCGCGGCCTTCGAGGCGGCGGTGCAGCGGATCATGCGCCGGGTGGACTACTTCGCCCTCTACCCCTCGCGCGTCGTCCAGCAGCTCGCCGACGGGACGCTCGACCTCACGCCCGAGGACAACCGCCTCGCGCCGATGCAGGCCGTTCCCGTTCGACTCGGGCTCCCCGGGGCGACGGTGAAGGTCTCCGCGGGCGCGCGCGTCCTGCTCGGCTTCGAAGCGGGCGACCCGGCCCGCCCCGTCGCCACGTTGTGGGAGAGCGGGACGGTCACCGAGCTCGCGATCACCGCGGGGACGGTTCGGTTCAACGGCGGCGACGCCTCGGTCGCGCGGGTCGGCGACGCCACCACCTCGCACTCGCACACGGTGGTGGTCACCGGCAGCGGGACGTTCACCACCAGCGCGGCCGCGCCCACCATCGCCGCGGGCGCCAGCGGAGTGAAGGCATGACCGACCTCGGCACCGACATCGCCACGCCCGGAGGCCTCGACCTCGATCCGACCTTTGGGACGGCGAGCGGCTTCCGCTGCCTCGGTGAAGCGCTCGCGCGCCGCATCGTGACCCAGCGCGGAAGTCTCTTCGACGATCCCTCGTACGGCACGGACATCCGCGCGCGCCTCAACGACAACCTCTCGCCCGCGCAGGTCTACGCCCTCGGGGCCTCGGTGCGGAACGAATGGCTGCAAGACGCCCGGGTGGAGGACTGCTCGGTCGCCGCCTCGCTGACCCCGTCGGGGGCGCTCTCGGTTCGGGGCGTCGTGCAGACCGCCGCCGGACCCTTCCGGCTGGTGCTCGAGATCTCGGCCGTCACCGCCGTCCTGCTCACCGTGGAACCCGTATGACCACCGACATCGCCACCCTGCTCGCCTCGAAGACCGAGACGCAGCTGCAGGCCGAACTCCTCGGCATCCTCGCCGCCAACGGCTTCAACGTCACCGCCTGGCAGTCGGGCAACGCGGGCCGCACGCTGATGAAGGCGGACGCCAGGGCCCTCGCGAGCCTCTACGACGCCGTCGCCACCGTCACCGGCGGGAGCTTCCTGCGCACCGCAACGGGCGGGTGGCTCACGCTCCACGCCAAGAGCCGCTTCGACCTCGACCGCATCCCCGCCATCTTCGGTGAGGGCACGGTCACCCTGTCGGTGGTCTCGGGCGCAGGCCCGTACACGATCGCGCCGGGACAGCTCCTGGTGAGCGACGGGACCTACCGCTGGCGCTCAACGAACAGCGCCAACGTCACCGTGACGAGCGCGGCACCCGTCTCCATCGGCGTCAAGGCCGAGGCCACCGGGCCGGAGTACAGTGCGCAGGCGGGCGGCACGATCACCTCGGTGCTCTCGCCCGCGTACGCCGGGCTCTCGGTCACCAACGGCTCGGGGTGGGTCACCGTCACCGGCGCGGCCGAAGAGAGTGATGGGAGCCTGCGCGCGCGCTGCATCTCCCGCTGGGCGACGCTCGGACGCGGGGCGACGATCGCGGCGTACCTGCACTACGCCACGAACACACCCGACGCCCCGACGGTGGTGCGCGCGAAGGTCATCCCCGGCCCCGGCGACGGGACGCTCACGGTGGTGGTGGCGCAGAGCACCGCGACGGCGAGCAGTCCCCAGGTGGACGCGGTGCAGAAGAACATCGACGCGAACAAGCCCGTCACCGACCTGCCCACGGTGGTCGCCGCCAAAGAGGTCACGGTCACCGTGTCGGGGACGGTGAAGGTCCGCAGCGCCAGCTACAACACGGCGGCGAACCGGGCGAAGGCGCAGAACGCGGTGGCAGCCTACTTCGCGAACCTCGGGATCGGCGAGGTGGTGGACCTCGGCGGCATCTACGCTGCGATCCGCTCGGCCGACGGGATCGTCGATGTGGACCTGTCGAGTCCCACCGGAGACACGCTCATCAGCGACACGCAGGTGGCGAAGTGCAACTACACGATCGTGTCAGGGGACTGGTCTATCTGACGCACTGGCAGACTTCGCAGACGTACCCCACCTGGCACCGGACGCCGCAAGCGCCGCAGTGCAACGTCGTTCCGTCCGACTGAGGGACACCAGTTTGCAGGTTGACGTCGATGGGACCGCACATCGCACTGATGCCGCTCGGACAGCGTGGGTTGAGCAGGTCGATCGGAGCATCAGTGTGAGCATCTCGGTCCGCGTCGGCGGGCGCGTCAACGACGGCGTCAACTGCGGCGTCTGGTGTCCCCGAGTCCTGTGCGACCACGTCCTGCAGCGCATCGGCCGCAGGAACGTCAACAGCGGCAACGTCCTGGGCTGCGTCTGCACCAGCGTCGGCGGGTACCAGGCACTGCGCGTTGACGCACACCTGCCCCGCGGCGCACGCGGGCGAGCAGGTGGCAGGAAGCGACTCGGATGGAGCGCAGGCGACGAGGGCGAGAGCGGCGAGCAGGTAGCGCATCAGCGAAGAGGCTACCTCGCTCACCGTCAACCGCCTGTCGATCATCGAATTCATGACCACCTACATCGAATGGCAGCCATCGCTCCACCCTACGCCGCTGCGCGGCCGCTGGGGCACGGCGTGGGGCGCGAGCCTCGGGGCCGCGAAAGACACGGCGCTCTCGCTGGCCAAGGACGCCGTCAAGGCGGGTTTCGTCGCGCTGGCCCCGGGCGACGCGCTCCCCGAGCTCGCCGCGGACGTCCAGATTGACCACGTCCCCGGCGAGACGGACGACTCCTGGCGCGAGCGGATCCGCGGCGCGTGGGACTCCTGGGCCTGGGCGGGGACGCGCTACGGCATCGCCTACGCCGTCGGGCTCCTGGGCTTCGGGACGCCCGCCGTCTGGACGCAGGCCGAGCTCCCGCGCGAGGGCCCCGCGGGGACCTGGGCGCGACTGACGCTGCTCTTCTCCGGCGTCGCCGGGTGGGACGGCGCGGTGTGGGACGGGTTCGACTGGGACGCGCGCGAGGTGCAGCCCATCGAGGGCGCGCTCACGGCCTCGACCCGCGGCCAGCTCCGGCGCGTCCTGCGGCAGTGGATCAACGCGCGCGACCACGTCTCCAGCGTGATCGTGGGCTTCGGCACAACGCTCTGGGACCTCGACGTGTGGGACGGGTTCGACTGGGACGACGGCGACGCCGACCCGGTCACCTGGGAAGCACCAGCGTGGGATTCGAGCGAGGCCACGTGGGACGGGGATGACCTCTTCGTCTGGGACTACTTCATCTGATTTCGAGAGGAACACCGAGACATGACCGCCACCATCACCCCCGTCGCGAAGCACACCGGCGCCACCATCACCCGTCCCGTCGCAGGCGAGAAGGCCGGGATGGACACCGGGCCCGCGCCGCTCGCGACCATCCTCCAAACGCTCGCCGATCGGGCGCAGTACGGCCGCGGCTCCACCTGGGGCGCGATGGTCGGCGGCGACGTGTTCGCGGTGGACGCGGGCGGGACGAGCAGCTCTTTCACGGCCCGCGTGAACGCCTTCGAGGTGCTCAACGCGCAGGACACCGACGGGGTGTTCTGGGTGCGCTACTCGACCGGCGACACGACCTTCGGACTCTCCGACGTGGAGGGCTCCCCGGGCAACCTCGCGCAGAACACCTGGTACTACTGCTACCTCGGCGTGAACACCGACGGGTCGCTGCGCAAGCTCATCTCGACCACCGGGCCCGGCGCATCGAAGGTGTGGAAGAGCGACGCAGCCAACGTCTGGCGGTACATCGGCTGTTTCCGTGCGAACGCCTCGGCCGCGCCGCTGCCCTGTCGCCGGACCCGCGGGCGCGTCGTGTACCAGCGCAGCGCCATCGCAGACACCGACGTGATCCGGGTGCTCAACGGGGGGAGCGACACCGTCGCTGCGACCAAGAGCTGCTCGTCCGTCGTCCCGCCGCACGCCAGGCTCGCGACGGCGCGGGTGCGGGTGCAGCACTCCGGGGCAGCCGGGCTCTTGTCGATCGCGACCACCGGCGATTCGACGGGGTACCAGTACTTCGGCGTAGGCACCGCCGGCGGCCTCGACGAGTCGCACGCCGAGCTCTTGCTCGATGCGTCGCGGCAGTTCGATTACTTCGTCGACGACGCCGGGACCTCGGCCACCGTGTGGATCACCGGCTTCGACGAGTAGCCCGCGCAGCCTCGCGCACCCCGCCCATCTCCACGCCTCCCCACCTGCGGCCCGCGCCGCCAGGAGCACGCACAGCCATGACCGCACCCTCGAACTACATCTGCAACTACACGAAGGCGGGCATCTCCCTCGCCGCCGGCGTCGCGACCGACGTCGACGTGCCCATCGACGGCGCCGCCGACTGGCAGGTGATCGTCAAGAACACCGGCTCGACCAACGCCGTCACGGCCCTGTCGGTGACGCGCATCCCCCTGACACTGCCGGGGCC